CCCGTTGCAACGAATTCATAGGTTTCCAGAATATTTTAACATCCCATTCCTTAACGTAAACTGACTTCATTTCACCGTTAATTTGCTCTAAGAAATGGTTTTTTGCCTTTTCTAATACCGTGTTTTTCATGTTTTATCCCTGCCTTTTAAATTAAACGCCTGATACTGCGCCTTTACCCGCAAATGATACGCTTGCGGTAATTACACTACCGATTGATGATGAAACGCTGTAACCAGTAACAATAACCGTGCCTGAGTAAGTCGCAGGAAGCAATCCAGTTCCATCAGCATATAATTCAACTTCACCAATTGTACCGATTGGTACGCCTGCTGCCGTTGCATCAACATTAGTTACGTCATCAACTGAAATATTGATGTCGCAACTGCCGCTCCAAGATAACAATGATGTTAAGCTGTCTTTCCATCCGCCTGTCCCCATTGATGTGCTATCAGCTGTATCGGCTACTATGTCAAGCGACCAAGACGTAACTCCTGCAATCACCGCACCACCCAGCGTAACCTTACCACTATCCCCAACTAATTGTGTAGATGCCATTACTTTGTCTCCTTCTTGTTTGTTGCTGGCTTAACTTCTATAAACCCTCTGTCTAATAGTCTTTGGACTTGTGTCGCATCGACTTCTATAACTTGTTTACCTCTTTTCATTACCACCTTAGCCATTGTACACCTCCTTGTACTTAATATTAAAGGTTGACTGCCGTATAAATAACGGCTTTTGCATTTCTCTATTTACCATATTGGCAAACCTATCTAGTGTTATTTTGTAAACATTAGATACTTCATTAATAGCCCCGATAACAGCATTTTGTACTTCATACCTTTCGGTTTTATTGTGGCAAATAATATCAACTGTTAATGTTGCATCAACACGATAGTTTACTTTATCCCCCATGCTAAACGGTTCGCAATTGCCACTTTCAATATTAACAACCACTAAAGGGACATTTTTCAGGTCTTCAGGTGAAGGGTCAACATCGACAACTTTAGCAAGCCCAATTACTTTATTAGTGATAGCATCAACAATACATCCTTCTATATCCTGCTCTATCATATCAGTCCTCAAATAGCACTATAGTTACTAGCCCTGTGCCGTCTGGCTTGAACTCGCTTATTCTATACGCGACCCCGCTTTCCGACCTCGTAATAACCTCATTTTTAGCAAGGTTAGACGCATTAATTGCTGGCAATGTAATGGCTGGCGAATATGATGATATATCATACTCTCCATCAATGCTCGCATTTTTATCCTTGAAGATAGCAGTAAAAGACCCGATACCATCATGAACAAAATTCTCGCCAAAGTCGGCAAAGAACACGCCTATATCTTCTGTAAACATTACTTATTAGATGTCTTATTAGCTGTCTTATTAGATGTCTTATTAGCTGTCTTATTATCCGACTTTACAGGTTCGTCGATTTTCACGACTACCCCGCTAGCCTTCAAATAATCAAATCCTACCTGACCTTCATCATTAACAGATTCTCCAGCTTCATAATGTTTGCCGCCAATCCTAATTGGTCTAACTACCTTGTATTTCATATCTACCCCCAATATTAAGCAGTTGTAATATCTGTAACAGCTGAAAACGACTCTGGGTGTCTAACAGCAATATCACAATCTTGGAAGGCTGTAATTTCCAAGCCACCTTGTTTAGCATAAGTGTACGGGTCAACTACAATATCGATACCAGACCACAAACCGATCAACAGATCCTGAAAGTTTCCGAACAACATAGCTGAGCATACACCACTAGAAGTTCCCTTGGTTAAATTGGATGGGATTTGATTTGTGAATAATGCCTCATACCCAAGCAAATCGCTTCCTTCAAATAAGAACTCTCCAGAACCAGCATCTACCGTGTTTTTACGCATAGCACCTCTAACCGCCGAGTTTGTTATGAAACGTAAGTTACCCAAATCTGCGTTTGCGCTGGTAATTGCCGATTCAAGATCAATAACCGCATTTCTCGTAATAGCACCGCCGTTCACACCGATAGCCACCGAACCAATTCCAGTTGTATTTAATACGCCAGTCGGTTCTGCACCAGCACCAGAACCATTAAATGCCGCTCTGTCTAACTCTAAAGCTAGCGTCGTTGCTAATTCTCGCTGGATGAATGAATCAATCATTAGGTCAGACTGTAACTGCAATTTACGTGTGGCGTAAGTAGTACCACCTAGTGATTTAGGTGTCATATTAACTAGGTCAAACGCACCATCACTTGTAGTTAATTGTGCATCTTCAGCCACCCAATACCCTGTCGCACCACCTGTTTGGCGCGGGATTGAAATGTCGCCTTGCAAGCCGTTTAAGATATTCGCAATTTGCATAACGAATGATTTGTTGCGCAATAGGTCAATCATAGAGCCAGTCATTAAATCTGTGCTTACCGTGTTACCACCTGCGGTAGCTGTGCCAACCGACATAGCACGATTCATAACTTCGTAGGGAAGCATTAAGCCTCTGGCTTCTTTTCCTAGCTTGGCTTGTACGGCCCTTGATGCCTCGAACTCAAATGCCGCTGCTTCTTGAGCCTTAATATCTTTAGGATTAGCAAGTGCTTTAAACGCTCTAGCCAGGCTGAATCGCTTAGTTTCGTTTTCTGTCATGCCGATATTTTCATCTACATCGGTCGTAACTTTACGAACGTTATTCATTGAGCCTAATACCGCTTCCCTAAACTCTTCTAGTGTCTTACCATTTTCAATAAAGCTTCTAGCCATATCCGTTTTGCCGAATTTATCACCAATAGCTGATATTTCAGTAACGCGGCTACGCTCTTTCTTTAATAGATCATGTGTTTCATCTGTTACGGTTACGCTGTTTACAGCTTTTTCATTAACTTCTTCATTCTTTGACATTTTACTATCCTCTTTTGAGTATGTTTTTACGTTTTCTAATGACCTTCCTACACCAATGTGCGGGTCTGCTGGGACTGTTACAATACTAATCTCAAATGGTTCTAAATCGGTCACCACAACCGTATCCCCACTTTCAACATAGTCACGTACATAGTACCCAAATGAAATTGACGTTAGAATCCCACCTCTTACGTCAGCTTCAATTTCCTTAGCCTTCTCGCTGCTAGCAAACTTAATTTGCGCCCTTGCGATGCCGTCAGCATCCACCCTAGCGTTTTTAACAACCCCAACATAATAATCGCGGTGGTGATTGAATAATACTTGGGCGTTGTTGTTTAAGCGTGACAAATCCATCCCTGACAAGTCCAGCACCTCAATAAACCCGCC